ATAACCCTCAAATACCCCATCCTCCCCAAGCCCTTTGACTTGGAGGTTGAAATCTTTCGTCTGCATGAAAATTCTCCTATTCGCTTGGTACTTTATCAAGCTGATCAATCGGCACATTTTGCATCTGCACCCGCGCTACATCACCACCCGCAACGGGGGGCAAATGCTCAAGCCGCCTAACCTCATTGATGGTCATCGCCCCAATCATCGTCATTGTCTGGTAATATCCCGCGCGGCCTTGACTATCCGCCCGCAACAGGCTTTCAATATTGAACGAGACATAAACGCCTTTTTGTCGCTCCACACGGCTCAATAATTGCTTGTTGATCGCATGCTCAATACGCTTGAGACGTTCTCGTAAAGTGAATTGTAAAAAGGCTAGTGTCTGCTGTTCAAGTCCAGACCCCCAACTCGTCACTTTTTCTGTATGTCCGACCATATGCGGCGGCACACCAAATAAGCGGCATATTTCCTCAACCGAAAAAGACCGGCTTTGCAGCATTTGCGCATCTTCCGGTGAAAGTGTTAATTGCTGCCAGCTTGTGCCGCCCTCCAATATTAGCGGCTTACCGCCATTGCCCGTACCAATCTTGCCCGCCAGCGCATCTTTGGCCACTTCCCGCTGTTCATCATTAAGCCAATTTTGAAAAGTTAAAACACCAGACGGGCGTAGCCCATTATGAAACATATCCCCCGCCGCCTTATCCGCGGATAGTGCCGTGCCAAACACATTGCGTCCAACAGTCAACGGCGATAATCCGCCCAATGGATCGCCACCAAAGCCGCGAATATGAAAAATATCCGCTGCGCCACCCTCATAATTACGGCCGTTTTCTTGCCAGTTATATTTTAAAGAACCGTCCTCTTGTCGCGTCACGCTCACATGAGCCGGATTAAGCGGTGTAAGAGCGATAATCTGCCCCGCACCATTGCGGCTAATACGGGCATAACCATTACCGCGCATCTCAATAGCACAAGTAATAAAATGCCAGAAATCAAAGGCTGTCTGGTCAAAATTCGGCACATCATGCAAAATCTTGTAAAGCGCATGCTCCTTATCAGGATAGGGCACATCTTGGCTATCCCGCCTATAAACCATCACAGGCAACGAGGCTACCGTTCCAGCCAATAACGAAACGCACCGCCATACAGTCGATAAGGTTAAAACGCTTGTGTCACTGATTGCCTCACCTGATTGGCTTAATCCAACATTCCAGCCGTTGATATGCTCAATAGATAAAGGCTGCGGGTGAACAAAAAATCCCTGCCACATCTTTTTGAATATATTCATGCTGCACCCATAAGAGACGCAAAGTATTCTTCCATCGTCCCCTCATTATTAACTTTTGGCATTCTCACCATCATGGTCACTGCATCAAATAACGCCATGGCGGGGTCAATCTTTGCGTCCCCTGCCGATTGCTTGGTTGCCCTAATCGCCGTTGCTGTCGGCTCAATCTTCAAATTAGTCACACACCATGCCATCATCGCCCCGCCTGCATGCCACAATGTACCATTAGCAAGTTTGCGTTCTGCCGTTTTAATCGCGTTCATCATCCAAAAACCTTGCGAAACACCGGCCAGAACACCGTCATCTTGCGTGACACCAATATCAGCTAAGGCCTCTATCATCTCACCCAATCCCGCAGGGTCAACCGCCACATGCGCCAATTTGCCTCGGCTTTTAATCTCATCAATAATGCCAATAATCGCGCTAATATCTTCCAACTGATCATCGACAAGTGTCAAATCACCATCAGCGGCAAAATCCCGTAACCGACTAGCAATCGATTTGCGCCGCTCTAAAACACCCTCATGCGCCCAAGCATGACACCAAGCTAACCAGCGCGTTTTTTCTTCATCGTCTTCTGTCGTGCGCTCCCGCCCCAAAACACAAAGCCCGAATAAATCATCCAAGCCACCGCCATCAATGCCAACAACCACCGCTTCTGATCGTTCCAGCAATGTTTCAAAGTTTAAACTCTCATCAACCTGTCTTTGCCAAAATTCCGCCCCTGCCCATCTATTGGAACGTAAATTCTGCCCAATCTCAACATTCAAATGTTTAGCATAAAATGTCCGTAAATCATGCTCATTGCTAATTTCCGATAATTTGTTAGAAATCCACTCCTTATTGACTGAACGTCCCATATTGGGATTTGTGATATAAAAATTATCAGGATTGAGGTAACTCTCATCATCAATCATCGCTTTCGGAAATTCATACAAAACACCCATCCGTGTTTTGTTCTTGACCCGTCCATCGCGCAAATCACGATAAAAATCTAGCTTTTCCTTAAAAACACCAGCAGGCGGATCATCGGCTTGTGTACTTAAATAAATCACAAAACCCTCTGGGCGCGAAATCAGCCCGCCCGTTGCCTCTTGCAACATCTGCGCCGCATTTTGCTTTTTGCCAAACAGCCACAATTCATCAATCAACACAAAAGAAGCTTTCTTGCCGGAAGACGTATTAGGATCAGCTGCCACCACTTTTAACGTCGCCTTTGTTTCAAGATGCGTAATCTTGCGTAAATGATCCTGAACCTGTAAAATTTCTCCCAAATCCTCATTGGCTTTCACCATCGCCGAGGCGGGCTTGTAAGCATTGTCCGCAACTTCTACTGTTGGGGCTAAAATCAATAATTCTGCTGCTGGCCGGTCATTGAGCACTAACGCCGTGATCATGATCCCCGCTGCAATGGTCGATTTACCGTTCTTCTTGGAAATCAGCAGGAAAAATTCCTCTATCAACTGCTTTTTACGGCTCGCATCATACGCCCCAAAAATCGCCCCTACAAAATCAAAAACCCATTGCCCGCATACATCGCCAAATGTGACACCGCTGCCAGCATCAACCATGTGCAAGCTTTTAAAAATCATTAAAGCATGTTCTGCCTGATCAGAAAATAATGGCTTGACCGGAACAAGGCTTTTACCCGCTACTATCCTCTCCTGCCAATCAGGCAGAGACCTATCCCAATCAAGCTCTTTATTATCAGTCATTGTCTATCACGAGTTCGATTTTGCTACGGTTCAAGGCATAAAGTTTGCGGGAAGATTTGGCGGTTTCCTCTCGCTGTTCTTTCTTGCCTAGCTTCTTATCCGCTGCCTTTTCATGAATATAAGCCGCCGCCGCTACAGCCATCCTATCGCGCCGCGCATCACTCGATTCCTCATCACGCATCACCGCCAACATATATTCAAGCGGGGTCATATCAGGGGTACTTTTTACCCGTCTTGCCGCTTCACTTACCGCAGCTTTTTTGCCTTGCCTTTTGACGGCGCAGTCTCTTTCGTTCTTGGTCGCCCAGCCCCGAGCCTAAAGCCACCTCTTGCCATTTGATTTTACCTTAATAACTTATTGATTTTATTCACGAAATTACCGCTTTGATTTTACCCAAGACAGGGGCTTAAAATCAAACAGCAGTAAAAAATCTACGGATGGGGAATAGCTGAGGTCTAAGCAATTGAAATCATTCAATTTTTTACCCCCCCCGCCTCTTTAAATGCCTCTTCCATATCCTATTTTTTACGACGCTCCATCCGCTTCTTTGTCGTATCGTGGCAGTTGCGGCACAAGCATTGCAGATTACCCTCATCCCAAAACAAAGCCTCATTGCCTTTATGCGCTATGATATGGTCTGCCACTAACTGGCTGCTATCACCCTCAAGCCGCCCACACATGGCACAGGTGAAGAGCGATTGCTCTATTATCTTCCACCTTAACCGTTGCCAGCGTGCAGTCTTGTATAGCTTGCGCCATGGTGCGTTTCTGTCTCGCGCCCTTGAGCGTTCACGGCTATCTTGTGGTATGGGGGCAAGCATTGGCCGCACCGTCTTTAATGACGGTTTGAGCCTTTGCAGTCTTGCCATGATATTTACTCAAAGATTGGTTGCAGCGGCCGGATTTGCACCGGCGTTCTTTTGGGCATGAGCCAAACGAGATAGCTACTTCTCTACGCTGCTATATAATCCCACATAAAGAAAAAGCCGCTGGCAATAACCAACGGCTTTATTCAACAACCAACAACACACAAGGACAAATGAAGAAAACTCTTAAATCACACCACA